CGCCGAGCTTCGACCAGCAGACGCGCACCGTCACCATCGCGGTGGCCGAGGTCGCGAGCCAGATCCGCGCCAACAGCGGCGAGGTCTGGACCGCGCTGCGCACCGCGACGAACGTGCAGGGGAGGCTCTAGGAATGGCCGTCGACTACCCGCTGAACCTGCGCACGTTCGTGCGCGCGCAGAAGTCGCGCAGCCAGCCGGCGGCCTTCAGCATGTCCGACCCGCGGCGCGGGTACGCCTACGTCCAGCCGACCGGTACCGACGTGCCCGTGATCTGGGACGTCGGCTTTCGATTCACGACGAGCGAGGCGCAGGCCTTCCGGCTGTGGTTTATCTTCGTGCTGCAGCGCGGGCTGCAGGAGTTCAACATCCCGATCAGCACCGAGTTCGGGGTGCAGACCTACACGGTGCGCTTCCTGGACGCGAACCTGCTGGACCTGCGCGAGGACGGCGCGAGCTGGGTCTACAGCGCCAAGGTGATGGCGCGCAAGGAACTCATACCGAGCGCGCTCTCGTCGCTCTACGTGCCGTCCTTCAGCGGCACGATCCCGAGCCAGTCGCTGACGCTCGGCATCGCCTACACCTTCAGCGTGGCAAGCTATTTCGGCGGCGGTGCCGTCGGCACGCTGACCTTCAGCGTCGCCAGCGGTACGCTGCCCGACGGCATCACGCTCGACAGCGCGACGGGCATCCTTTCCGGCACGCCGACGACGACGCAGACGCTTACCGGGATCTCGATCACCGGATCGGTGGCCGGCGCCGGATCGGCCACGTCGAACACCTTCACGATGCAGGTCTACCCGTCGGGCTTCCTGACCTGGCTCTACAGCGGCAGCGGCGGCTCCTCGCTCGCCATCGCTGCGCCCAGCATGTCGAACGGTGGCGTCGTCTGGACGCACGCCAGCTCGGCCAGCCAGAGCCCGGACGTCTACTTGTCCGCGAACGGCACGACGATCTACCGCCAGCAGTTCGACGCCACCACGGCGCTCGTGCAGCCGGCCGACATGACGATGAGCGGCAGCGGCTACACGCTCACGAGCTCGCGCAACAACGTGTCTTCGCGCAGCTACGCCGCCTGGAGCTTCGCGCGTCTTCCGCGCTTCGTCGACGTGGTCAGCTACGTCGGCGACGGCTCTTCGAGCAAGGCCATCGCGCACAGCCTCGGCATCAAGCCGGGCCTCTACTTCGTCGTCGACACCACCGGAACGGACACCGCCTGGTACTACTACGACCGCATCAACGGCGCCGGCAAGTACCGACAGCACGCCTCGACGACGACCTTCACCGATGCGACCGTCTGGGCCGCCACGGAGCCGACGGCGACGCAGTTCTATGTCGGCAACTCGGCCAAGAGCAATGTCTCCGGGCGCACCTACCTCGCGATCCTGTTCGCGCACGACACGGCTGCCGACGGCGTGATCCAGTGCGCCACCTACACTGGCAACGGCAGCACGACCGGCCCGACGGTCACGCTCGGATGGCAGCCGCAGTTCGTGTGGTTCATCCCCATCCAGAACGCGGCCGGCACGAATCCCGCCATCGCCGACACCGCGCGCACGCCGGGATTCACGGGCAACGAGGAGCGGGCCTACTCGTTCCTGAGCGTGACGCCCGACAGCGGATGGAGCGATGCGATCGCGCTCGTGACGAACGGCTTCCAGCTGAAGTCGATCTCAGTGGACTGCAACGGCAACACCGTGGTCTATCTGGCCGTCTGCGTGCGGGCCTGACGCATGGACAAGGCCGAGTTCTGGGCGACCAAGAACCTGCGCGCCAGGTTCGAGACCGTGACCTTCTCGCACGCCTCTTTCTCGGCGCCGATCCGGCTCGTGAAGGACGTCTTCGAGAACGTCACCCTTGGAGGCAACGTCTACACCGCGGCGCCGATGGACATCAAGCCGCCGGAGCAAAAGAGCGACACGCAGCCGAAGCTGACCATCACCTTCCCGCGGCCGGTAGTGGGCCGGCAGTTCAAGCAGCAGCTCGAGCTCATCAAGGCAGCCGGCTCGCGCGCGCCGATCTCGGTGACCTACGCGCAGTGGCTGGGCGACACCGACGCGCCGAAGGTCACGTGGAACCTCTACGTCGCTGACCAGCAAGGCGTGAACTTCAATGCCGACTGGGTGCAGGTGTCGGCGACCATCGAGAACCCGATGCGGCGCGCCGTGGCGCCGATCTACGCGCCCGACGTCTTCACCGGGCTGCAGTCGGTATGACGGCCGAAGAGTTCGCCACGCGCGCGGTCGGCGTTCCCTGGGTGCGCTGGCGCGCAGACTGGCGCGGCATGGACTGCTTCGGGCTGCTGGTGCTGTACTTCCGCGAAGTGCTCGGCGTCGAACTCGGCGAAGTCCCGCAGACCGACATCGCCGCCGGCTTCAGCGCGGCGCGCGGCTGGGCGCAGTGCGACGCCGAACCCGGCGCGACGGCATGGATGGCCTGGCGCGACGGCGCGCCTACGCACTGCGGCATGCTGCTGCCCGACGGTCGCGTGCTGCACGCCTTCGGCGGTCACGACCACGCAGGCGAAGTGCGCGCAACGCGGCTCTCGGTGATGCGGCGCATCTACGCCGACCTGCGCTTCTACCGGTACGCTCCATGCTGACCATCCTGAACGACCCAGCCGGCATCACCGGCAGCCGCCGCTTCGAGTGGGACCTGCGGCGCACGATGCAGGAGAACATCGCCGAGCACCTGGACAGCGGCGCCGACTGCGAGCTGTGGATCAACGGCAGCAAGGTCGACCCGCTGACCGACGCGCGGCTGGACGCGCCGCCGACGCTATTCGATCAGGTGCTGGTGACGCGCAGGCCCGCCGGCTTCGACCCGGTGACCTGGGCCTACATCATCGCGGCCGTCTTCTTCGTGGCTGCGTACACGATGGTCCCGAAGGTGCCGGGCGTCGGCACCACGCACGAGAGCCCGAACAACTCGCTGACCGCGCAGACGAACATCGCGCGCGCGTACCAGGGCGTCCCTGACGTCTACGGCCTGCGCCGCGTGTGGCCGGACCTGATCCAGCCGTCGACGGTGGAGTACGTCGACAACGTGAAGCTGATCACCGAGTGGATGTGCATCAGCCGCGGCAAGGGAACGATCACCGCTATCAAGTACGCCGAGACCGCTATCGGCGACATCGAAGGCGCGAGTTACTCAGTCTTCGAGCCCTCTGGCGCGCCGGATCCCTACCCGGAAAACAACGCAACCACGCTGACCAACGTCGTCGAGACCTTTGCATGCGCGGACGTGAACGGCCAGGAACTTCCGTTCGCTTCGGCGTACCAGGTCATCACCAGGTACGGTACGGCGAGCGCAGCGACTGGCGGGAACACCTTCAAGCTGTCGTTCCAGGACAGTGCGACGTTCTCTAATCTGAAGGCCGCCGCCGGGAGCGGCCACGCGCACGTCAGCGTGAACTTCCCTGCGGCGATGGACGACACGTGCTCGATCGACAGCTACTCCATCGCGAGCGGCGTCGTGACGTTCACCTTCACGGCCGCGAGCTCTTCATACACCGGCGCACTTCCCGACACAAACGCCTTCTGCACGATCCAGCAGACAGGCACGCCGCCTTCGCAAACGAAGGGACCCTTCACGCTTCCGGTGGCGGCCGACGCGCTGCGGTGGAACATCGTCTTCCTGCGCGGCCTCTCGCAGTCGGTGCAGATCAAGGCCGAGTGGTGGAAAGTCAACGGCAGTGGCACCGAGATCGGAGGCACGCGCGAGAACCGGACATTCGTCTACACCGACGCGACCTTCGACCAGCGCTTCTTTACGACCGAAGTGACGCCGAGCGCTGGGAACGGGTCATACAAGATCCAGTTCACGCGCACGAATGCGGAGTCGACCGACGGCTCCGACATCGCGAAGCTGGAGAACCTCTACGCGGTGCGCAAGTACGCCACCAAGACGCTGCCCGGCGTGACGGTGATTCGCATCACCACGCGCGCCACGCTGCAGGCCACCGGCATCGCAGAGCGGAAGTTCAACCTCTACTGGAATCGCTGGGTGCGCACGCTGACGAGCGACACGCTGAGCACGTCGCGCAACTTCGCGCGCGCGATGGCGCATGTCTGGACCCTGGCAGGCCAGGATATGGCCGAGATGGATACCACCGCGCTGCAGGCGATAAACACTCAGTTCGGCGAGACGGCAGACGTCCTGCGCTTCGACGGCAGCCTGGACGACGCGAACATGAGCCTGGGCGAGCGCCTGCAGCGCATCGCCTACAACGCGCGCTGCGCCGTGTGGCGCGACGGCACGCAGTGGACGGTGACGCGCGAGCAGGCCGGCTCGTACCCTGAAGTCCAGCTCGACTACCGCAACCTGGCGGCCGGAGGACAGTCGGCGCTGAGCTACTCGTCGCATCTGCCGTCTTCGTTCGACGGCGTGGAACTGGAGTACGTCGACGAGACGGCGCAGGCCTCGAAGGCTTACATCCGGCTGGACATCTCAAGCGGCTCGGTGGTGGTCGGCTCATCGTCCAACCCGCTCAAGATCCAGATGCCGTACTGCACCACGCAGACGCAGGCGAACAACCGCGCCCGGCTGGAGGCGCGCCGACTGCTGTACCAGCGCGACACGGTGACCGACACGGCGCTCGCCGACGGCGGCCAGCTGGGCATCGGATCGCTGCTGCGATGGGTCGACCCGAACGACTTCGCGGGCGACGACGGGCTGCAGGCCGGCGAGGTGATGAGCATCGCTGGGAGCCTGATCACCACGAGCGAGGAGCTCGACTGGAAGGGCTACAGCAGCGGCCGGATGATCTTCACCGGCGCCGACGGCCGGCGCCTGGGACCGCCGGTAGTGGTGACGCCCAGCGGCAGAAGCGTGCGGCTGGCGAGCGTGCCGGCTGGTCTGTACGTGGCTGGCGGTGCGCGCCAGCTCGGAAGCCGGTACAGCTTCGGCGTGGGCCTGAGCGACGCCGAGATGGAGGCCGCCGGCCTCTACGTGGCGACGAACGTGGCGCCCAACGGTGACGGGACCGTCTCCCTAGCATTCGCCAACTACGACTCGCGCCTGTTCGCCGACGACTGATCGCGCCGGGCAGCGCGCCTGCAACCCGCACCGGAGAGCCGCCCATGCAACCTGCCGAAGTCGTGCCCGCGATGGTCCTGGCGTTCTTCGCTGGCGCCGCGTTCGCCGCCGGCGTGATCCACCTGATGGCGCGTCGCGAAGACCGCAAGGCCGCGGGCGACACGCAGCCGGCGGACGTGCCGGCAGCAAGCATCCGCGGCGGCGGCGGTCCCGGGGAGGAGGACAAGTGAGGCTTGCCGCCTTCGCGCTCTTCATGCTGGTGCTGCTGACCCACTATGGCGCAGCACCGCTAGCCGACCTTGCGGGCGGCACCGAGCGCGCCTGGTTCTACGTGCTGCGCGGCTTCGAGGGAGCCGTGCTATTCCTCGCGCTCGGAGCCGTGCTCGCGCACGGTCGCCGCGCCGAGGCTTTCGTGTGTCTCTGGGGCGCGGCCGAAGAAGGACTCACCGCCGCCTGCCGTCTTTCCAACGGCATCGTCACGCCCGCCCCGAAGTCCGCGCAGTGCGACGCGGCGACCGGCCTGCCGGTCTACGCGATCCTGCTGTGCATCGTGCTGTGGTTTCTGCTGCGAGGGGTGAAGGAGCCGTCGTAGTGGACATCCCGCCCGAGTTCAGGTCCGAGTTTCCCCCGGTCCTTGGGAGCGTGACGGCCGTCTTGCTGTTCCGCACTCACTGGGCGCGCAAGGTCGCCTACTTCTTCATAGGCTGGGGCCTCGCGCACGTATTCGGAGAGAAGGTGCGCGACATCACCGGCGTCTCGATACAGGTCGCCACGTGCCTTGCGGCGTTGTTCGCTCTGGCGATCATCGAGAAGGTCTTCGACACGATGTCGGCCTTCGACACGAAGCAGGCGGCGTCTGATCTGTGGGCGGCTTTCCTTCGTTTTTTCGGAGGTCGTCGATGATTCCATATACCTCGGCCATGCCATCGGATCTGTGGGTGGTTTCAGCCGTCGCGCTGGCAATAGTCATGGTGTCATGCTTGGTCGGCATCTTCTGGCACCGCTATGAAGACAACATGCTTCAGCGGCTCGGGCTCATCGGCATCTTCCTCGGATGTGCTCCGCGGCTTGTCTACATCGTGAATGCGGAGGCGATCGTGGCGCATGTCTCCGACGAGGCGCAGATGGTTCTTCACGTCGGGCTCGGACTGTTCGCTCTGGGTGCTGCACAGAATGAAATCGCGCGCCGGCGCAACCGAGGACCGCGCGACGCCTTCGCTCCGATGTCGGCCGTCCTGCTCGTTGCGCTGACCGTTGCAATGCTTCTGTGGCCCGGCCGGGCGCTGGCCTGGTGCACGATGCCGCCGCCGGCGAACCCGACAGCGCCGCAACCGCAGCTGGCCAACAGAGCGCACACTTGCTGGCCCGAGAAATGGGGCCTGCCATTCCTGACCGGCAAAGGGTACGTCGAGCGGTTCATCGACGCCGTGCCCGGCGCGACATCAGAGGGTGGCAACTGCGCCGCCTGGTGGTGCAAGGCCGCAGACGGCACGTGGAATGTTGAAAGCCATTGCGCGCTGGCGCGCTACACCACGGTGGACGTGCGCGCGGGCATTGCTGCGGCATTGGCTGCTTCCAGCCCGCTCGCGGCGCTGCAGTCCTATGCCGACCGCTACGCCGTGCCGCTGACCGAGCCGGAAGCCGTCAACTCCTACAACTGCCTGCACTGGGCGATCCAGCAGCAGGCGCTGGCGACGAAGCCAGACATCTCTGCGCCGG